TATTTCCAATCTGTCTTGTAGAAATCATATGCTCTTCTAAATCCAGAAAATCCTAGGTTTAATGCCATCTCTTCGTCATTGTCAAACAATCCGTAAGATGAACCACCATTACCATAAGAATTCTGAGCAGCTAACATATCATCAATCTCGAAAGATGTTTGTCTGTTTAAGAAAAGAACATTTTCTTCAATAGCACCTTGCTTATCTAGTCTTTCGATAATAGAATCGAAATCTCCTAAATTAGTAATAGCACCTGTGAAGATGTTACCTCTTGTCTCAATCGCAGAAAATAACCCTTCAGAACCTACATATCCATCTTGCTGAGCGTTAGTTTGACTTCCTACAGGGGTGCCTGGAGCTTTTGCTTTTACAGCTTCTACCATTGCAGTCTCTAAGTAATCTTCAAACCTCATTCTTGTTTCGTGTTCTGCTTTTAAATACCATAGGTACCCATTAGCTCCATCTTCAGTAGATACTTCTACCCACCCGATTTGAGCCATATCAGAACCACTAACAGCGTAGTTATCTTTGATAATAATAGGATTGTTTTCAAGAATCGTGTCAAATGGCTCTAAAGAACCTGACATTCCAGCAGTTCCTTTTTTAAATTCAGAACCATAAATGAAAACACTTAGCTTTTCTGAAGCACTACCTGTACCAGTGTACCCACCAGCTTCAAAGAAGTGAACAACAAAAGTTGTATCAGTAACACCTGATACAATACCTTTGTTAGAAATTCCAGCATAGCCAGCGTTTCCAGATATCATAACTGTTTGACCATTTCTAATACCAATTTTAGAAGCAGCTCCAGAATTCATTACTTCGTTAGCAGGGATTAAAGTGTCAGCAACTGTAAAAGTTCCTTGACTATCGGCTGCAGATGCATTAGTAGTTACGTCTGTATATTTAATGTGTAATCTGCCTTGTTCTGCCCATTTAATAAGGTCAGAATTAGAAGGCATCTCAGCACCTACCATTCTTAAGAAAGAAGAAAGAGTTCTGTTTCCATATCTCTCAAATTCCTTTTCGTATGTGTCTGGCAAATATTGATTTAAAAAATCAAAACTTGTCATATAGTTTGTTGCGGTTGGTACTCTAGTAGCACTTGGCTGTAGAGCAAACCCCGGTATATTTAAACTCATTGTTTTTTGTTTTTAATGTTTAACTTATTTATTTTTTGGTGACCTAATTGTCAATCCCCGCCTAGACGAGGGTGTCGCAGCCTTAACACTAAATCCTTGTTTAGATGTCACCTGCGGAGTTTGCCTCATATCTAAGTTTATATTTTTAGATTTTTTAGCAGACTCATTAACAGCTGATGCCACCCCTTGCTCGTAAAAATACTTTGCGAACTTTTCAGGATTCATTGCCATTGACAACGACTTGTGATATCCAACTACATCCGATATCTCTCCTTGATCATTAGTAAACTTTGATATAAAGTTCATAATGTCAGATTGAGACTTCTTCAGTTCGTTGAAATCGCCAGGAGAATAAACATATTCTTTATCACTGATGTTAAACTTAAAACCTTTAAATTCTTCAGTAAACAATTTATTGGTGTTCTCCTGAAAACTTTCAGACCGCTTTCGCATTAATCCTTCAGTTTCCTTGGATTTCTCCACTTGTTCTTGATAAGCTTTAAACCTCTGTTGGTCTTCATCAGAAAACGTAGCGCCCATTGACTCAACAGGAACTTTATATTTTTCTTTTTGACCTTCAAAGTGTTTTAAAGCCTTTGCAAGCTCTTTTTTCTTATCTATGCTTTTCTTTTTTATTTCATCTTCCGAATCAACTTCAGGGTCAGTTCCGAATCTAGAATTAAGTAAATAATCTATTTCTTCCTTGTCTAAGCCTTCTTCAACTTCTGAATAATACATAGATAATACTTGATCAGGACTTTCTTTACTATAATCTTTATTGATTTTAGCAAAGTCTTCAAATCCACGACCAGTCTCTTTTTTATACTGTAAGTAAGTCGCTACATCTGATGGTAACTCTTCTTGCTCTCTTTTAGCAAGTAGGTCATCAATAGAATTAACTTCCTTACTGTATTTCTCTCTAATAAATGAAAGAACTTCTTGTTCACCCATTTGTGGCTTTTCTTCCACTACAGGCTCTTCTTTAATTGGTTCTTCAGTTTTAATAGGTTCTTCTGTTTTAGTTTCACCTATCTTAACTGCTTCTACCTTATTCTCTTCTACACTCTCACCGCTTACTTCGGCTTCGTGCTTTTGCAACAACTCTTCCTCTACTTGTGCTTTTGACTTCTGAGGTCCAGAATCGTATTCTTTTACTTTAATTTCCATTTGATTTGATTTTTATGCAAAGTTACTAATTATTTTTTTTATTTTATCGAGGTTCAAACTCTGCTAAATCGAACCCGTCTAAGCTATCTTCTTTTGATTCAAAGTTAACTGGAGGTAACTTCTCTTGCCTCTGTTGAATCAACTTTGATTGCTCAGTATTTTGTTGGCTTATTCTGTCAGACTTAGCATCTTCTCTTTTTGTTTCTCTTTTATTAATTGCGTCTTCTTGAATCCCCTTTAGCTGCATATTAAGCTGAAACTCATAGGTCATTAATTGCTGTTTTAAGGAAGCTTCGTTTTTCAGCTTCTCTATTTCAAAAGCCACTTCTGCTTGTTTCTCTCTCATCTTCATCTCACCCTCTAGCTGTATCTTTTGCATAGCTGCATCCGAAGCCATCTTCTGAGACTGGAACTGAGTTTGTGCAGTCATCTGCTGTTGCATTGCTGCTGCTTCTCTATCAGCATCTTGCTTTCTTTTTCTCTTAAGCTTCAACAATTGATTAGCCATCTTTAAGTTTCTAACCTCTCTAATATCAATAGCATCCTCTAGACTAATGTCGTTTTTAGATAAGGCCATTTGAACATTTTGTTCTAACATTGCTTTTTCTTCTTCGTCAGGAGCTACTTCAATAAATATACCGAAATCATATAGATACAAGTCTTTAATATCTTCTATTCTCTTTACATTGTATTTTCCTATTTGATTAGCAAATTCTTCTTTGAAGTCAGCATACTCTAATAAGTCGGCTATTCTTAAAGATAACCCCTCTGCAAGTGTTCTACTAATATATAAACTACCTTCTAGTATATGTCTAGTAGCTGTATTAGAATTAAGAGCTGCTAACTTCTGAACACCAACTAATGCGTTTGGATCAGGTGTTGAACCATCTCTAGCCTCATTTAAGCCAGTTACCGCTCTAATCATTCCTAAGTAGTGATTATAATTTCCTATAAGTGCAGCCATCTTAGATTGACCGCTACTAGTATTTAGTTGCTGTATTGGAACTCTAGCATTGTTAAACTCTCCATCTTGAGTATAACTTCTTCCAACTACACTACCTGTTTGGAAGTATAGTCTTAATGCATCTTCTGGATTATATGCTTGCCCTGTGCCTAAATCTACTTCACTCAATCCATCTGCATCTATAAACACACCATCTGGAACCATCTTAGCAACTACCTGTTGTAGTTTTAAGTGGCTTATTTGAATTTGATCAGCAAAAGGAATCATTCTTCTAACTAAAGACTCAATATTTCCCTTGTACATTCTTGGAGCACAAGCCACGTAGTTAGGCATTGCGTGCTGAGAAGCTGACTTTGGTCTGACCATATTCTCAGCTAACTCCCACTTTAACATAATATTAGAACCAGCAACCATTATTCCCTCATACCAAACTTCAATAGTTTTTTCAACTCTCTCAAACTTGCCCTCCTTCATCATATCTTCAGGTGGATTAAAAGTGTCGTCTTTCTCAATCATTCTCTCTCCACCACCTTCTAATATCTTTTTCTTATATACAAACTTTTTAGTGGTCTTGTAATTAAAATATATAAGTGTAGCTGTGTCTTTAAAAAACAAACTATTCTCGTAAAACCTATTTACATTGTAAGAATCATACCAAGTCTGACTGTATTGAGATATCTTTTTCATATCCTCCCTAGTTAAGTCAGGATCAATCTTAATTAACTCAGCTATTGGAAGTGTTTTAACTTCACCCCAATAAAAACAATCTTTAAAATGTGGGTCTTCCGTATAGCTATATACCACGTTAGCTGGGTCAACGTAATCTACTTGAACACCACTACCTGGTAAAAACTGGTGTTTAGCCATACCCACACCAAGAACAGTCATATCATAATCAATTCTTTTCTTAGTGTCTTGATAATGATTTTCTTCTAAAACTGTATTAATAGCTTCTTCTTCAGCAATCTCAATAGATGGCTTGTATTTTAACTGCATATGTAATTGAAGTTCTTCATCATTTTCTGGAAGCTCTTCTACATCTGTCATAAATGGGTTAATACCAAAGGACTCTTGAAAGTCAGCAAAGATATCTTTATTCAACATATCTCTTTCTACTAACTTCTGGTATTTGTTTCTGTGCTCACTAGATAAAGCATCTTGAGCATATGCCTTAACGTGAAATAATCTGTTTGACATTCCATTAACTACAATGTCCACAAACTTAGGAAGTATTGGAACTGGAGTCCAATCTAGGTTGAGGTAAGATAAGTCACCATCAACAGCTAATTCATTTTTGTATTTAGCAACAGATTGTTCACCTCTTGCATATCTCCTTAATTGATTAAAAGATTGAAGCTGGCTATAATACCTACAGCTACCTCCACCTTTTCTAAACCACTCATATTGAATGGCCTGACCTACCTGTAATCCATACTCCATTGTTGCTTTATCAGCATCAGTGGCAAATTGATCTGGAAAACCTGCGGGGTTTATTAATAATTCAACGTCTTTCATTTATTTGAGTAATTCGCTTATATTCCCCTTGTTTGCATACCTTGCAAAGTTAATGCTTATTTTTGACTCTTTTTTGATAGGAGTGTACAAATGTTTTTGATTAGCCATTATAGCTAAACCAGAACTAATTGAAGCATCAAATTTAGTTCTTTTATTAATATCAAAACGAGCCCAGTCCTCTAGAGTTCTAGTAAAATACATTGACCCCATTTCATCCATTGCTCTAAACTCACTAACCATATCTAGTCCGACATATTTTTCTATGTAAGACTCAATAGCAGATGCGTGAGATTGCTTAACATCTTCAGATGTATTGGGTATACCACCTAGTTCTTTTTCTGTTTTAGACAGCTTATTAAATTGCTTATCTGGTCTATTCATACAAAAACCTCTATACCCTCTGTTTTTAAAATGATACAAAAGTCTTGGTTTGTTATTTTCACAAAGTATTGGCATACCGTAAAACACACAAGCCATTAACACTTCTTCAAAAAATATCTCTGCAGTTTGTGGTCTAGCTACATACTCTAAAAAAAACTCATTACTTGGAGCATCATCCATATTGAATTTAGTCATTCCGTGTAAAGCACCATTAGAACCTTTTCCACCAACTGTTCCAGAAATATCATAGCTATCACATCCAAATGAACCAATGTGCTCATTGCTAGGATAATACTTTCCGTTTCTTAATTCTTTTCTGTTTTGAAGTTCGTATTTAGGTATCCAACTAACCAAGAATCTCCCCGCTTTGTTTGGGCTCCATATTACTCTAGAATCTTTAATTCCGTTCTCCCAATGAAAACTACCTCTAGTTAAATACTTAGCCTTCATTAACCCGTCATTGTAATCTATCTGTTGGTATATTTTAGTTAAGTTAAACAAAGACTGTTTGCTCTCATCTCTAAATGCGTGAGACTCAGTTCTTGGAAATTGTCTATAAAACTCATTTAATGCATCCGCATCATTTTTTAAAGAATCAACTTCATTTTCCCAATAGTCAATAGCTCCTGTGGTAATGTACTCACCATCATTTCCTTGAATAGGTTTGTCTGGAGTTTTTAAAACAGGCATTCCAAACTTATCTATATATCCTTCAAAATTCCATTCCATAGGAATAAATAAGGAATACAACCCAGATTTAGTTTGGCCATTGGCATTTCTTGACTTAGCATCGGAATCATAATATAGCTTCTTAAAATTTGCACCACCTTTATCCAATGCATTAGAAGTAGAGCCCATCATACACTTCCCAATAACTTTACTACCTAACCTCAAGCAGGTTTTTGTAACACGCCAATTGTTTAATATATTCTCTGGCTTTTCCCACTTTCCACTTTCATCGTGTATTAGTAGTTGAAGCTTCTCTCCATCATAAGAGTTGTCAGAAGTATTACGCCAATCTATTGTAGTATCTAACCCTTCAAGTTCTTGATTATCAGACAGATACATATTACGCTTGGTGATTTTGCTTGCAGGAACACGATAAGATAATTCTGTCTTTGGTTTGTCCATACCATCTTGAATAGGCTTGAAAAAGAATGGGTAGTTGTTAGATATAGGAACTATTTTATCTGTAAACATTTTTTTAGCATCGGTTCCAGTTTTAGACAACACCCCTATTCTAGAGTCTTTAGATATGGTTGCGGTATTTACAGTTTCTGAAGAACCCATAAATGAAAAACCAGAACGTCTTATCTTTAAGTAACACATTCCAAAACTTCTTTTATCTGCCTTACAAGCTTCCCAAAATAAAAAGAATATTCTATTAGCTTCTCTAAACTCAGGATGACCTACATCAATCTTGGTCCATTGCAGATAACAATAATGAGTACCTGTGATATATATGGAATTACCATTGTTATTAAACCAAAAACCCTCTTCTCTTCTGTCAAATTCTTGTTCAATATAACCTACCCAAGCATCTTTAAATTCAGAAGACATTTCGTTCCATTGAAATATGGATTTTATTTTAGATAATGATTTTGGATATTCAAAAGGTTGCCAACACTTTTCTTCATTAGAGTAATATTTAGAAGGTGTTTTAGGTAATCCAATCCTTAATCCTTGAACTTCGTATATGTCACCAAGTGTTCCATCTTTAGAAATAACTACAATATCATACTTTTCATTGTATCCATATTCCCAGTTTTTGGCCTTGTTTTTTTTAGCCATTGCTGTTTTAGGAACAACATCTTGTAAAACTTTATTTAGACCTTCTCTCTGCAAAACCTTGGTTGCTACTTGTTTTATTAACACTATTTAAAGCCTCTTCTTCAGCATCAATACGATTAAGTATTTCAAACGCATCAAATATTGCTAGTTTTTTAGTAGCTGCTGCATTCTTTAGTCGGTCTGCTGCTAACTCATCGTCTGGGTCAGGCTTAATAATTTTTTCTTGAGCTACTTTTATTAGTTGTTCTACCGCTGCTCTACCTGCTTTAATAATTTTTAATTTAATTTCTTTACTCATAACATCATTGTTATATTCTTAGATTTCATTCTATAAAGCGTTTTATCATCTATTTTAAACTCGTATTCAGACTCTGGTTTAAAACAAACCTTATCTCCTTTTTTTACACCTAAAGAAGTCAACTCTGGATTAGTTATCTCAATAGTTCCTGTAAGAGCTTGATATTTGTCACTATTAAA